TCCATTGGGCGCAGCGTATAGGTGACATGCGTTTACTTGAGTGGAAAGCATTAGACCTAGACAAAGGTGTGCTAGACCTAGAGCAAAGCAAGCGTGGTGCAGATGTTCACCTACCTATACAGGGTGGGTTGTTACCTATGCTACAACAGCAGAAGGAAGACTTTGGGTTCCTACCTTATGTAGCACCTAGAGTTAGGGCTAGGGCTGGCGTATATACACCCTACGACGATGTTGAGATTTGTGGATTAGTTAATAGTGTTAAAGAGGCGGCTGGCTTACCTGATGAGTTGACAGCTATGGACTTAAGGCGTACAGCTATTACTCAGATGGTTGAGAAGGGTGTTGATGTTGTGGGTATCATGCAAGTAAGTGGACACAGCACACCACAAAGCGTTGCGCCTTACTTAGTTAATACATTGGCTGGTGCTACTGAGGCATTGTCTAATAGAGAAGAGGACATGATATGATGCACAAGTACATAGAAGACTTAGACTTAGGGGAGGGTGACACTGTAAGAGGTGATTGCCCTGATTGTGGTGGTAAGAATACCTTTACTGCTAACAAGTCAGGTGGTGCTGTCCTGTATAACTGCTACAAGCTAGGCTGTAAGATCAGTGGTATCCACACTGTAGGTATGACTGCTACTGACATACAAGCTAGGATGCAGGAAGTAGGACAAGATAAACCTAAACCAAAGGTAGAGGTTATGGAAATACCTGAATACGTTGTAATTGCAGCTAGTAGTATCCTTGATTCTTTTAGAGAAAAGTGGGACTTATGGGATCAAGGCTTGATGTATGATATTAAGGACAAACGCGCAGTGTTTCCTATCTTTATAGATGGGGTGATGATTGATGCTGTGGGTAGGTCTTTAGCTGGCGCAGAACCTAAGTGGTTGCGCTACACTGGCAAGGCCGATTACTTCATTGCAGGTACAGGTGATACTGCAGTTGTAGTTGAGGATGTTATCAGTGCTATCACTGTAGCCAAGCTAGGTTTTACTGGTATGGCTATCCTTGGTACGTCTTTAAGTGTTGCACATATGGAACAGTTGGGTAATTATTCTCAGGTTATCGTAGCGTTAGACCCTGATGCTGCACACAAGACCTTGCGTTTCAAACAAGAGATAGAGGCGTGGACAGGTGCAACCACTATTGCATTAAGACTTGACGATGACATAAAGTATCGTGTAGAGTCCGACATTGAGCAGTTGAAGGAGTTCCTATGACATGGATAAAAAGAGAAGACCTAATCCTATGGCTAAGGATTTGATGAACCCTAAGTACAGACCCAAGGTTATACCTGATAAGAAACATCCTGCCATTCGTAAGAAGAAGCACAAAGGAGACAAGGAAGATGAAAGCTAGAGAGGAACTACTTAGAGAGATTTGTGAGTTAAAGAAACACATTGAAAAACTAGAAGCACAAATAAGGTTATGGAAAGGTACAGCACCGTGAACAACTATGTATATACAGCCATTGGACTTGTAATATTTTACATTGGCCTCAAGATGTTTAGTGGTGGTATGAAATCTATGGGTAACATAGACCACTTGCAGTGGTTCATGGCTAACCCAATCTATATGTTTTTTGGTGGTATCATTATGACCTTGTCATGGCAGAGTAGTAGCCTCAGCACCACGGCCATCATTGCCTTGGTAGCATCAGGTGCAGTACCACTACCTGCTGCCATTGCATGTGTCTTAGGGGCTAACATAGGAACTACAGGGACTATCTGGCTGGCAGGACTGCTAGTATCTGACGGTATGCCAAGAGGTGATACGTTACGTATTGCCTTAGTGCATACTGGTGTTAATCTTTTGATGGCGATAAGTCTGTTGCCATTTGTAAATCACATAGCTAAGTATGTTGGGAGAGTAGGTCAATGAGACAACACATATACGACACGTGGACACTGATAATGGATTCAGATAAAAGTCCACTAAAGAATATACCTGACAACAATGCCCGTCATTTAATCCTGCAGATACTAGCATGGATGTGGTGCATTGTGTTTAGTATTTTCTTGGGTAGCTATCTTGTGTTTGGTCTAACAGCAATAGCTCATGTGTTACTTTTAGCAGCAATAGCTATCACCGTTGGTACGTTTGATACTGCCAACAGAAACCCAAAGACGTTATCTGATTTTGCTATGCGTCTTGATGGGTACAATGGTAGGCGTAACAATGGGGAGCATGACTAATGATTAAAGTAACGCTAATAGATAGCATGGGTAGTGACTTGTCTGTAGTCAATGCAGCACGTGTATCCTTTGGTAAAGTTAGTGAAATGGATACGAGTAATCAATGGGGTCCACCTAAATTGAAAGACAAGGATGCTAAACTAATCAAGTACCTAGCCAAGCATAGGCATATGTCACCATTTGGTCATGCCTTTGCATCTTTACATATCAAGGCTCCTATCTTTGTAGCTAGACAATTAGTCAAGCATAAGTTCCTACGATGGAATGAGATTAGCCGTAGGTATGTAGATGATGAGCCTGAGTTCTATGAACCTGCTGAGTGGAGGGATAAAAGTGAGGATAAGAAGCAGGGTAGTGGAGGTAAAAGTCAGTCTCAGTATTTCCCTAACATCTATGTCAAAGAGGTGGCAGATAAGGCACTAGGTGATTATAAAAAGATGTTGGTTCAAGGCATCTGTCCAGAGCAAGCACGTATGGTGTTGCCACAAAGCACCATGACTGAATGGTATTGGTCAGGTAGTCTTGACGCCTTCATGGATATGTGCAATCTAAGATGTAAGCTGGACACACAGTACGAGACTAGGTTAGTTGCAGAATATATACTGAGTGAGATGATTAACTTATTTCCAGTATCAGTGGAGGCATTAAGAAGATGATGGAGCTATCTCTAATTAGAACGCTACACGATAAGGAGTTCTATGAAGATCACAAGGGTATTAAATGCCCTGACAAGTTGTTCACTAAAGATGTCCGAAAGATAAAGCGTGTTTTAGATAACGCTATGGAAAAGTATGACTGCACTATATCTACCTCTGAGTTAGAAGCTTTGTTTTTCTCTGAGTACAGCACTATGACTACAGCCAACAAGGTTTTGTACGAGGGTCTGTTCTCTAAGTTACGCAAAGAGGTTCCTATGTCTAGGGACGTAGCCTCTGATGTACTGTCTAGGATGTTTAGGCAGCACGTAGGGGAGCAAGTAGCTAACTTAGGGTTTGACTACGTTAACGGTAATCTTACATCCCTAGAGCCACTACGCCAAGTGCTAGAGGCGCATGAGGATAACTTTATGCCCAACATGAATGTTGAGTGGGCTGACATTGATATAGACACTATCCTTGAGGCTGGTACTAAGCAGTCACAGTGGAAGTGGAACATACCCAGCCTAGCAGGGCGCATAGAAGGCATTAGCAGCGGTCACTTTATTATTATAGGTGCTAGACCCAACACAGGTAAGACAAGCTTCCATGCGTCTACTATTGCCTCACCTAAAGGTTTTGCAGAGCAAGGTGCTAAGTGTATGGTACTGTGTAACGAGGAAGAGTATGTACGTGTAGCTGAACGCTACCTGTGTGCTGCTGCTAGTATGGATACAGATGAGATTAAGTCTAACTATGCGTTAGCTGCTGCAAGGTACAAGAAAGTGCGTGATCAGATTAGTATGTTTGACAGTACAGGTAAAGACTTAGGGTGGGTAGAGAACATCATTAAGCACAGCAAGCCTGACATAGTTGTACTTGATATGGGAGATAAGTTTGCCTTAAAGACTAGCGATAAGTCAGATGTATATCTTAAGGCTGCAGCTATCCACGCTAGGAACATAGCTAAGAAGTATGACTGTGCTATTATATGGATGAGCCAGTTGTCTGCTGATGCACAAGATAAGGTCTACTTAGATCAATCCATGCTTGAAGGGAGTAAGACAGGCAAGGCAGCAGAGGCAGACCTGATGTTGCTGATTGCTAAGAACCAAGTTACTGAGGGCGATGATGAAGACAATCAACGGCATATTAACGTAGCTAAAAATAAGCTAAAGGGTGGATGGCATGGGGTTGTCCATTGTGAATTAGACGGGGGCAGGTCACAGTACCTAGCCTGATGTGAAAGGAATACAATGAGACTTGTATTAGATGTAGAAAACACAACAAAGAAACGTAATGGTAAGCTAATGCTTGACCCTTGGGAAGAGGGTAACTTCCTAGTTAACGTAGGGGTTCGTGACGTTGACGATGGCACTGAGGCTTTGACGTTTGACTTACAGCACAAAGAGTACGTTGATCAGACAGGCGTTGAGTCTAAGCGTATTCAAAAGATACTAGATCATACTACCCTGCTGATTATGCACAACGCACAGCACGACTTAGCTTGGCTTTGGGAGTGTGGCTTTAAGTATGATGGGCCTATATGGGATACCATGTTAGCTGAGAGTATTTTACTCAGAGGAAACAACCTAGAAATCTCACCCAAAGGTGTAGCTAAAAAGATATCTTTGTCCCTTGAGAATACTGCTATCCGTAGGAACTTAGACTTCCAAAAAGATGACACCCTCAAGCGTTACTTTAAAGACGGCTACAACACTGATGAGATACCATTATCAGAATTGACTTTTTATCTTGAAGCTGATTGTAACACCACTGCTTCTCTGTTTCACTCTCAGGTTGCAGACTTCATGCTTCCTGAGTCTCAAAGTCTTATCAAAGTGAGAGACATTACGTTTGATGTATGTAAGCTTCTTACACGCATGAAAGCTGACGGTATGAAGGTAGACCGTAAGGCTTTAAATGCAGTACGTAAAGAGTTTGAAGACGAGCGTGGTACTATACAATCTCGCCTACAGATGCAGGTGCGTGAGGTTATGGGTGACACACCAGTTAACTTAAATAGTCCAGAGCAAATGTCTCAAGTTATCTTTAGCCGTAAGCCTCACTCCAAGGACGATTGGCCCAACTTGTTTGACAACTGTAAGAACCTAGCAGAGTTAAAGAAGATTGTTACAGCCAACAGTGATCTTTTGTATCGTACTGAGGCGTTTACTTGCCCTACTTGTGGGGGTAGTGGAGAAACATATAAGTTAAAGAAAGACGGTAGTAGGTATGCAAGACCTAACAAATGTAAGGACTGTGACGCCAGAGGCTACCAACTCAAGAAGCAAGATAGAATGGCTGGCTTTGGTTTCTTCCCACCTAGCGCATCTTGGGTTAGTGCTAGTGGTTTTTCTACAGGTAAGGATATACTAGATGTACTTAGGGCTACAGCTATGGATAACAATATGTCTGATGCTGTTACATTCCTTGAGGACTTGAAGCGGCTTAACGCTGTGTCTAGCTACCTATCTAGCTTTGTTGAGGGTATAGATACCTTCACCAAGCAGAATGATGTACTTCACGTATCACTAACGCAGCACATTACATCTACTGGTAGGTTTAGTGGGCGTGAGCCTAACATGCAGAACATGCCTAGAGGTGGTACATTCCCTGTTAAGCGTGTCTTTGTTTCGCGTTGGTCTGGTGGTAAGATAATGGAAGCAGACTTTGCACAGCTAGAGTTTAGGGCTGCTGCATTTTTGTCACAGGATGAGACAGCTATGGAAGAGATTAACACAGGGTTTGACGTACACTCTTACACTGCACAAATTATCTCTGATGCGGGTCAGCCTACTGCTAGACAAGCTGCCAAGGAACACACCTTCGCCCCTCTCTTTGGCGCGACAGGGTACGGTAGAACTAAAGCGGAAGCTGCATACTACACGCACTTCATTGACAAGTATAAAGGTATAGCTAAGTGGCACAAGAAGTTAGGTGATGAGGCTATACGTTTCCAGAAGATAACCAATGTATCAGGTAGACAATATTCATTTCCCGGCACTACTAGAAGGGAAAACAATACACCTACTAACTTCACTAGGATTAAGAACTACCCTGTTCAAGGGTTTGCTACTGGTGATGTTGTACCTGTTGTATTGCTTGAGATTGACAAGAGGCTTAAGAGTATGCGCTCTTGCATAGTTAATAGTGTCCATGACTCAGCGGTCATTGACATACACCCTGATGAACAAAAGGAGGTAATCAATGTCATTAACGATGTTAACGACAGTCTTAATAGTATCATTGATAATTACTACGGCATAAAGATGAATGTACCACTACTTTTAGAAGCCAAAATTGGACCGAATTGGCTTGACACTAAAGACGTGGTATGATATAACTGCGGTTCTAATTAAGCTCAGAAAGGATATAGAATGAGCAATGAGTTATCTACGATGATGTCAGGTACAGACCTTGCATCAGCTATGGGTTTTAGTGCAGATAATATAGAGATATCTTCTGGCCCAAACCTCGCACGTATGGCGCAGGTACAGGCTCCTATTATGCGTGAGCAAGTAGATGAAGATGGTGAACTAGAAGAAAAGGTAGTTGTACCCTTGGGGGCATACAAATTAACTGACACAGAGGGTAACACCGTGTATAGCCGTAGTGCTACCATTCGTTTGTTTGCACAACGTCAACAGTGGACACAGTGGGATAGTGACAGTAACACCATGAACAAGACAGTTATGGCTACTGTGCTTAAAGGCGATCTTAAAGATACTAAAGGTACGTTTAACCTTGGTCGGCCTAGTAAGTACGTAAAGGATTGGGAAGCCTTAGATGAGGATACTAAGGCTGTTATCCGTAGCGTTAAGAACACCAAGGTCTTGTTTGGTAAGGTTAAGCTAGGCAAAGTTATTGATGATAACGGTGTAGCTATAAAAGGTTATGAATCAGAGGTTGACTTTACAATGGACGTAAAGAATACAGACAGTAAGCGTTCCTTAGATGCAGTTCTTAAAGATATTGTATCTAAGAAGCTCCTGCCGATTGAGCATACCATTGCTTTGTCTTCTCAGAAAGAAACACTACCTACAGGTAACAAATACGCTACCATAGTAGCTACCTTGGGTTCCAAAACTAAAATGGTGCCAGAGGATCACAGTACAGTACAGGCTTTTGTTGATTACATTGACTATGGTAATGAATATGTACTTAGTAAGTGGAAGTCTTTACGTAAGCCTGATGTACAGGTAGACCCTGCTACACTTGACGCTATCGTGCAAGTAGAAGAAATCCCGTTCTAGGATGGACCTTGCACACGCTGCTGAATTACCCATTAAGATACTCATGCGTGATGCTACTTTAGGTAAAGCAGAAATGTCAGAAGCAATACTTAAGAACGTTGCTTCTGACGTATCGGCAGGACTAAACAAGCAATTCAACGGTGGGCCAAGGGATAAGTTCAGGCTTAGAATGTCCAACATAGGGCGTCCTAAGTGTCAACTCTGGTTTGAAAAGAACATGCCAGAAGAAAAAGAGCCAATGCCAGAGCAGTTCATGATGAACATGATGCTAGGCGATATAGTTGAGGCAGTATTCAAAGGTATCCTACGCACTGCTGGTGTAGAGTTCCAAGATAATGAGTACGTGTCGTTAGACTTAGGGGGAGGTAGACGCCCAATCAAGGGTGAGTATGACTTAGTGATGGCTGGCAGAGTAGACGATGTTAAGAGTGCATCTGATTACTCCTACACTAAGAAGTTTGTTGACCTTGAGACACTACAGGCTAGTGATCCTTTTGGATACGTAGCACAGCTTGTAGGCTACGCTACAGCAGCAGGTAAGAAGGTTGGGGGTTGGTGGGTAGTCAACAAGGCTAACGGGCATCACAAGTACGTTTCAGCAAAGCACGTAGACGTTGAAGAAGTCTTAGATAAGATGCGTGAAACGTATGACTACCTAGAAAACGATGAGCCACTTGAGCGTCAATACACAGATATACCTGAGACCTATCGTAAGAAAGAATCAGGTAACAGAACGCTATGCAGAGAGTGTAGCTTCTGCTCATTCAAGAAAACTTGTTGGCCTGACTATCAAGAGTTGCCATCAAGAGTATATCAAGGCAAACTAACAGCACCTACGGTGCATTACACTAAGCTAAAGACTGATGCCTAAACCTAAGAGGCGTCACCTTAAAGCCAAGTACAGGAGTGGTCTTGAAAAACAGACTGCTCTTGTTTTGTCTGAGTGCCAGAAAAAGGTAAGGTATGAGCTACTTAAAATAGAGTGGGAGGACTTACGTTATCGTACTTACACGCCTGACTTTCAGCTAGACAACGGTATCTTTATTGAGACCAAAGGCATCTTTGATAGTGAAGACAGACGCAAGCATATAGAAGTAAGAAGGCAACACCCTGAGTTAGACATACGGTTTGTATTCAGTAACGCTAAAGCTAAACTATACAAGGGTGCTAAGAGTAGATACTGTGATTGGTGTGAGAAAAACGACTTCTTATACTCACACAGGCTAATACCTCAAGAGTGGTTGACAATGTCGGGAAAGTGTGTTACACAGACTAAGATACCACTTAAAACAAAAAGGAAAACTTAATGCCATACGTATTAGAAGATGATGAGATTGCAATACTAATCAAGCCTTTGGGTGATGGGAGAGTTGGCACTTGTATATGTAAGAGTGATGATCATGAATTGTCTGATGAAAACCTAACAGAGGCTATGGGTGTGGGCCTAGCTATGATTGGGTTGTTTGAATTACTTAATGATGACGATAACGGCATCTATGAGGAAGTTAAGATTGCCTTAGATAATAAAATAGAACAATTACTAGCAGACAATAAAGTAGCACAAGAGGCTGAGATGGAGCCTGTATATACAACAGAAGGTAACGTACTACGACTTAATGCTTTCACTAGAACCAAGGGCAATTGCTAATATGGCTAAATGGAAAGAAATGACTATGCCGTTTGAAGTAGACATGGTGGATAAGCCACCTCACTACAACACAGCTAACATTGAGTGTATAGATGCAATGAAAGCTATGTCAGAGGGGTCTGATGTATCATCGCATGAAGCATACTGTTGGCAGAACTCATTTAAGTATCTGTGGCGTTGGCCTTACAAGAATGGTGTAGAGGACTTAAAGAAATCACGATGGTACTTAGACCGTTTAATAGCAGAGGTTGAGAGTAATGAAGACTGAGAAGTTTAGTGTTACCTTTGTCTTATCAGTTGACAAATCAAATAACATATTGTCTTCTCATCCTATGTACTATGAAGAAGACATAAAGGATTTGATAAACCGTGTTATCTATGATATAGATGACGTAGAAATATCTAACATAAACGTAAGGGATCAGGGATGATTACACAACAAGAAATAAATGACTTCGCTGAGTACGACAGAGAAGACAGGATTAATGACCTCAAAGACTGTACACCCCTTGATATGGTTAAAGAGTTTGCAACAGCAATGGATCACCCTATTAATGAAAAGTATGGCTACAGTAGAAAGCTAGAAGGTCTACGCTGGTTACTTCTCAAAGAAGAATACAATGAAGTTCGTGATGCAGATGGGCCACAAGAGCTACTTAAAGAGTTAGCTGACTTGGTGTACGTTACGTATGGGTATGCCGCTACTTATGGGTGGGACTTAGATGAAGCTTTCCGTAGGGTACACGCATCTAATATGTCTAAGCTAGGATCACAAGGCAAGCCACTTAAACGTCCTGATGGTAAAGTATTAAAAGGGTCAAACTATTGGAAGCCTGACCTGTCTGACTTAGTATAAGGAAAGTAAATATGAGTAATAATTATCTACCAAGTGACTACCAAACCTTTATTGCAACCAGCCGTTATGCACGTTGGATTGAAGACGAAGGACGCCGTGAAACATGGGGGGAAACTGTAGAGCGTTACCTGCAGAACATAGCTAAGACATGGCTAAAGCCTGTTGACCTAGATGAAGTGCGTGATGCTATTCTTAGCCTTGAGGTTATGCCTAGTATGCGATCACTCATGACTGCAGGAAAAGCGGCAGACAGAGACAACACTTGTATGTATAATTGTAGCTACCTACCCGTAGATGACCCTAAGTCTTTTGATGAGGCTATGTTCATCCTCCTTTGTGGGACGGGGGTTGGTTTCAGTGTTGAGCGTCAGTTCATCGCTAAACTCCCTGATGTCCCTAGTCTTTTCCAAAGCGAAACGTGTGTTGTCATCAAGGACAGCAAGGAAGGATGGGCTAAAGGTCTTAGACAAGTGTTGGCACTCCTATGGGCTGGTGAAATTCCTAAGTGGGATGTTAGCAGAGTTCGCCCTGCAGGTGCAAGGCTAAAAACGTTTGGTGGTCGTGCTAGTGGTCCTGCTCCTTTGGTTGATCTGTTTAATTTTGCAGTTACAATATTCAAGGGCGCACAAGGGCGTAGGTTGTCTAGTCTTGAGTGCCATGACTTGATGTGTAAGATTGGTGAGGTAGTTGTTGTAGGCGGCGTTAGACGCTCCGCTATGATTAGTTTGTCTAACCTTTCAGATGACCGTATGAGACACGCTAAGTCAGGTGCATGGTGGGAGAACGCAAGTCACCGTGCCTTAGCTAATAACTCAGTATCATATTCAGAAAAACCAGACAGTATGGCATTCATGCGTGAATGGACAGCCCTAATGGAGAGTGGTAGTGGAGAACGAGGAATATTCAACAGAGAAGCATCAGTTAAACAGGCTGCAAAAAATGGCCGTAGGGAGTCTTGCTATGAGTTCGGAACTAACCCATGTTCGGAAATCATTCTTAGGCCGAATCAATTCTGTAATCTTACGGAAGTTGTCATCCGTGCTAACGATAGTCTGGAAGACAAGGTGTGGGCTACCAATACAGAAGCAGAACGCTTGCTCGGTGTGTCACTCACAGGGATAATGGATAACAAATTAATGACTACGGCTAATGCTGGCCTAGCTGATACATTGGAGCATCTTAAAAATGTGGCTGTTTCTACTAACGCTGAGTGGGCTGACCGTCTTGGCATCCCTCATAGCACTGCTATTACTTGTGTCAAGCCCAGTGGGACAGTTTCCCAACTGGTTGATTCATCTTCTGGCATTCATGCTCGTCACAGTCCCTATTATATCCGTACTGTGCGTGGAGATAATAAAGACCCACTAACGGCATTCATGCGTGACCAAGGTATACCTAGTGAGCCTGACGTTATGAAACCTGATGCTACAACAGTGTTTAGCTTTCCTATGCAGTCACCCTTGGGTGCAGTGTGTACGGCTGACATGACAGCACTAGAACAACTAGAAATGTGGTTGATGTATCAACGTCATTGGTGTGAGCATAAGCCTAGTGTTACGATTA